TTAAGCTGCAATACCCTCATATACTTCTTTTTCTAATTCTTTTTCTGAGTTAGCTACAATAAGAGTTCCCACTGCATCGCCTGTTATATTAACTGTAGTTCTAACCATATCTACTATTCTATCTACGCTTAAGACTAAACCAACTCCTTCTAATGGTAACCCTATTTGTTGTAATACCATAGATAGCATAACTACTCCTGCACTTGGTACTCCAGATGTTCCTATTGAAGCTAATGTGGCTATAAGTATTATAGTTATTTGTTGATTAAAAGTTACATTAATCCCATACATTTGTGCTATAAATAAAGCTGCAACTCCTTGCATTATAGCTGTACCATCCATATTAATTGTTGCACCTAAGGGTATAGTAAAACTAGCTACAGATTTATCTACTCCAAATTTCCTCTCACAAGTCTCTAGATTCATAGGTATAGTAGCATTACTACTTGATGTACTAAGAGCAAATATCATAACGGGCCAAAACTTTTTAAAGAAATTTACAGGATTTAATTTTCCTATAAATTTAAGCATACCACCATAAATAAAGAATATCTGAATTATCATAACTAGTACTGCAACTAATACATATTTCATAAGTGGTATTAAAACCTTTAGTCCTTGAGTCATTATAACATTACTTATAAGTGCGAAAACTCCTAATGGAGCTACTATCATTATTACATCTATCATCTTTAATAAAACATTATTAACTTCTTCAAATATATTTAATAAATTTTTGGCCTTATCTCCAACTAAAGTTATTGAAATACCGAATATCAAAGCGAAAACTATTATTTGTAACATATCTCCCTTTACCATAGCTTCTATTGGATTAGAAGGTATCATGTTAATAAGCATGTCCATGATAAATGGAGGGGATGCTGTCTTTACAATTTCTTTGCTTGCTTTTAATTTTACACCTACCCCTGGTTTTAATATATTAGCCATAAAAAGAGCTATAGTTGTAGCAAAGGCTGTTGTAATAATATAATATATAAATATTTTACCACCAACTCTTCCTAATTTTTTAACATCACCTACACTAGCTGCTCCGCATATTATTGAAAACAGTACTAAAGGTACTACTAACATTTTTATTCCCCGTAAAAAAACATTTCCCATAGGAACTAAAAACCATTTGCTTAAACTATTATTTATATTTTGGGGTAAAAATAAATTAGATATTAGTCCAAAGGATATACCTAAAAACAATGCGAATAATATTTTAAAAGTTAATGACTTTTTTTTCTTGATTTTTTCCAATATTAACTCCTCCATAATGAATTATATTTTTATGATAAGTTTCATAAACAATGATTATATTAACAAAATTCGTTATAAAATGCAATAATCAATTTAATTTCTTATTGAAAGTTGCAATGTTCATAATATTTAGATTTATAATTTGAATAAAAATAAAAAAACAAGAACTTAATATTTTAAGCCTTGATTTTAAATATTTATATTATCTATTTAATTATCCTATGGTGCGCCCAGCAGGAGTCGAACCTGCGACCTCCGGATTCTGGAGAGTTGATTTTAAAATATTTTAAATGCCCTCCAACCCCTTGTAAATGCCCATTCTATTTTTTAACCAATGTTGATTTAATACTGTTTTTTTTAAACTATAGGGGGCAAAAAAGGGGGCAAAATTAATTTAATAACCTATCCAACTTTTTTAATGCCTTTCCTTTCACCCTATAAAAAGTTGCTTGTGACATTCCAACTTTCATGCAAGCACTTGTTGTTGAAATTTTACTTTCTGAAAAATATAAAAGGTTTATTACTGTTCTCTCATCTTCAGATAAAACTTCTAACATAGTTTTAATTTTGTTTATTTTAAAATCTATTAAATTTATTTTTCTTTCTATTTCTAACAATTTTTTATCTTTAATAAAAATGTTATTAGCCGTTTTATCAGAAATACCACTTGTTTGTACTCTTTCTGAATAATTTACAGTACCTATACTATCAATATCATTTTTGTAATACTCCAATTCCATTAATAATATTTTCTTTTCTGTTAAGTAATTTTTATAATTCGATAATTCAGTTTCCGAACACATAACATTTCTCCTTATTAAACATAAATTTTTTCTTGAAAATCTTCTATAAAATAATTGCTATGGGAAATTTCTCCCTCCGCTAAATAAATCTAACCTTCTCAAATTTGAGTTGGTTGAAATTTAACTATAGTTATCCCATTATAACTGTATGCCCTTAAAACTCATTTAAAGGCTTATATACGAATTTAAAATTTAAAATGTTTAATTATTGGTTGGTGTTTTAAATTCGCTCTGTGGTCTTTCTATACGCTCATATTGTCTTTTAAATAACTAATTATATTTTTCATGTCAATTCCTCCTAATCTACTTTATGTGCATATATTCTTAAATTTTGTTTACGTCCTTCGTAATCATCTATCCGGGTTATATCATAATCTTTGCCTTTATATTTTATCTTATAATTGGTTTCAACGTCATTACGCCATGCTATTTCAAATATTACTTCTACCTTAGCATTGATTGTATGGGCTAAATAGTATTCAGTTCCGGAGGCATGGCGATAATACGCCCAAATGTTTTCACCCCCTGGTAATGGTACAAATTTTTGGTTTATTTCACCTAGTTCATTTTCAAACTTCTTTGGATAAAGTATAGTTATTTTTTTATCTCTTAAATGTCTATTCTCTGCCATTTTACTCCTCCTTATAATGCTCTTATAAATTCCTCATAGTGTTCAAATAATCCGGTATATGCGTCTAGCATTGAAGCCATACCGTCAATACGTTGCTTTGCTGCTTGGTTCTTAATAGGTACTATGTTGCCGTTTCTATCCGTTTCAACTCCTGTATTAGTTAAGCACCATTTGAGAATAGGATTATTATTATAATTTATTTTCTTAGCTTGTAGGTCTGCTCCCATCATTTGCATTGGTAATGATAATGTTCTTGCTCCTTGAATACATCTTTGCATTTTAAAACCATGTTGCTCCATTTCCTCAACCCAATATTTTGCGGAATAACTATCGTAATAAATCCATAACGGAGTAATCCCATAATTATTGAGCAGTTCATTAAACCATGCTGTAACATCACTATAATTTATTGAATTCCCATTACATAATCTCAATAAATCACGTTGTAACCATTTATCATAAGGTATTTTGTCTAATTGTACCCTCTTTTCAAAACTATCTCTTGGTAACCAATACATTTGATGTATATATCTTTTATGAGTATCTTTGTCCATTAATAAAAGAGTTGCACAGGTTAAGTCTGTGGTAATAGATAAATCTGCTCCACCGATAGCATAACAATTTTTAAAATCCTTTATGTCAAAGGTTTCATTATTGTTTAAATCATCAAATGTAAGCCATGCTGATGAAATAGTATCTCTAATATTAAAATCTTTAGTTAATACTCCGCTTAAATCCTTTGGATTATTCTTCGCCCTTTCAACTTTAACCTCTAAATCATCAATCTTTTTAATAATTCCTAAACCTGGGTTAGCCTTTGGCCATGCTTTTGGGTCTGTCCATTCTTCTTTTTTATCCAGTTCATAAAGAATAGGTAAAAATGTATCATCTTGAAATGTTCCATCAACTACATTACACGCATATTCGTACATATCATCAAATATACACTCTCTAACTGTTCCGGCTGTTGTTATCATAATCATTAAAGGCTCACGTCTTGCACTCATGGACTGCTTCATTACTTCATATAAATTTCTATCTTTAATACTGTGCAACTCGTCCATAATGACACAATGGGCATTTAATCCGTCTAATGTATCACTATTTTTTCCTAATGGCTGTAATCTTGACATAGTAAGGGGAAAATACAAATCACTCTTACGCTTTTTAATATGCTTTGATAAATCCGGACTTTGTTTAATCATGTTATGAGTTTCATCAAATAATAATCTTGCCTGGTCTTTCTTAGTGGCTATTGAAAAAACTTCTGCTCCACCTTCTCCGTCTGCTATCATCATATATGCAGCTATACCACTTAACATAGTTGTTTTTCCATTCTTCCTGGCCACATAAAACATACTTTCTTTATAACGTCTTAACCCTGTTTCTTTATCTATAAAACCAAATAAGGCGGAAATATAGGCCTTTTGGAATAACTCCAATATAACTGGCTTTCCCGCCCATTCTCCTTTGCTGTGTTTACAAAATCTTTCTATAAACTCAATGGGCTTATTTGCCTTTGATTCATCAAATATATATTGTCCTGGGTTATTAATATCATTTACAAGCCTTTCATATTGCTTATAAACCCTTTTACTCACCCCCATTTGGGGGTCAGTGATACTTTTCCAATACTCTAATATGTAATTCATATTAAGCCTCCTTTATAAAATCAATTAAAGGGTCTGATTTATCTGTCCCAGTTGTTGGTGGCAATAAATCTGTTAACTGTTTATATAAAAGGCTGTATCTTTGAATAGTCGTATTATATCCCTTAAGTGCAGGGTGTTCTCTTAAAAATTCTTGTTTACCTTGTTTAAACATAGATGTTGGCCCTTCTTCTTCTATTTGCTCCTTTAGTTTAACAAGGGTCTTTTGCATGAATACTAATTCTTCAAATAAACTTTGTGCTATTGGCTGTCTATCTTTTGGCACTTCCTTTAATATTTTACTTAGTTTTTTCATTTCTTTTGAAATCTCTATATTTTTCATAAAATCACCTGCTTTTCTTTAAATATTTGCTAGTTCTTGTCCCACCCTTAATATGAATATTCATGGAGGGGTTTTGGAATGTATGGCTGCGGTCTTTGTGCTTTTCATTATTTTTTTGAACCTGGGGGGCTATAAATTAAATCTCCATTACTATCAAACGACACTCCATCAATACAAGAATTGCTACCATGCACTACATTATGACAATCAAGACATAATGCTTGAAGATTATCCCAACTTAATGTAATGTTTGAGTCATTAATATTTGATGGTGTGATATGTTTCTTATGATGTACTATATATGCAGCACCTCCACATCTTTCACATATATAATTCTTACTCTTCATAAAACTATTACGGCACTTAATCCACTCTTTACTCTTATAAAAACTTAATGCATATTCTTTAGCCATCTATATTTCTTCCCATTGCTGTTAATGCTGTAAGTAATCCATCAATAGTTTTGTCGTATGCCTCTGTACCATCAAACCACTTTATTAATATGAACTTTGCTACTTGCTTTGCTAATGGTTGTATTGGTTCTTTGTCCCATGCTTTTCCTGTTGTAGTTTCTAAGTATGGCGGTATAGCTTCTAATAAAGGATATATTATAGGGTCGTTGTCCTCTCCGTCTATTCTCAACGCGTCTCTGGCTTCTTCTATTTTCATAATCATTAATATCACCTCTTTAAACTAAAGGCTCGACATTTCTGTCGAACCCCATTTATTTACTATGCTTCTGCTCTTGCCATTTTTATAAATGCTTCTGTAATTAATGGTTTTGTATCTGCTATGGCCATTGCTCTATAATCTATTAAGCCACTCTTAAAGCTGCTTTCCCTTGATGTTTCAATTATAATTCCCTGTGGCATATTGTAACCCATGTAATTAAAGTTACCTAGTAATATAACATCATCTGCGATATTATCATCGATTATAACTGGTTTTCCTAATATATAGCCTATCCCTTCATTCTTAGGGTCTGTAATAAATATTGGTCTACCTTGTCCATCTACTAACCCATATACAAGGTTGTAAAGTGTTGCGTTACTCATTGCCCATTTTGCTCCTGCTGCATATCCTCTTTTTAACATTCCCATCATTTTTACAAAATCTTTATATCCTGGTGCTCCTGCTTTTGTAAATGTAAAACTATTTGAAGTATCCCATGTAATTCCTGTTAATATCCCTGTTCCCTGTTCTTTTCCTGTTCCGTTAACTAATGCGTCGGCTATACATTCCATCACGCAATTTGTTAATTCATCAATTATATAACTTTCAAATGCTGATATAGTCATTTTCTTTGCTGTTGCTGATATTGAAAATATTTTAATTATTTCATATGCTCCAAATGATACATTTGCTATATTTTTACTTGGGTTTTCTGTTTCAACTGTAACCCCTTCTGTATGCCATTGTGCTTTACTGCTTGGTGTTCCTATTGGTACGCTTATATTTGTTGGTATATTAAAGTTTCTACAGTTTGAAATTAGTCCTCCCATTTTTCTTGCTTTGGATATAATTTCATTTAGTGTGGTTGTTGGTAATATTGCTGCACTATTTGTTGTTGTACTAAATGCGTCTGTTCTCTTTTCTGCGTCTGCTACTTCCATTGCTCTTATGAAAGTTTTATTTTCCACATCTGTAAGCTTTTGGCCTAACATAGTTTTATAAAATGCACTTCTATATTCTTGACTTGCGAATATATCACCTTCCGGTACTTTGTTTTGACTATTGTTGAAGTTCATTCTTGTTATTGGATTAAAGCCACTTCCGTTATTCGGGTTCTGTGTTCTTTCCTCAATATTTATTTTTGCCTGTTTTAACCCTTCAAGTTCTATATTTAAACTTTTAATGTCTGCGTTCGCATCTGTATCAATTATATTTCCTATCTCTGCGGCTCTCTTTTCAATATCTGCTATATTTGAATTTCTATAATAATTAAATGCCTCTGCAATTGTTTTAAATTTCATATGTTATACACTCCTTTTTAATATCTGATTTACTTTTATTTTTAATTGGTTAATATCCTTTTGTTTATCCCATGTTCCTTGTATGGCTGTCCTTGCCTCAATGGAGGTCTGCGAATAAGCCGGAAATGGTGTAATACTAACTTCATATACCTTTTCTATTTTTGTTATTGTCCTGGTATTTGTCTTTGCGTCAAATGTATCTCCTCCCGGTGGTACTTTAAAAGCAAATGACATACCAGATAAATCTTTCCTTTGTACTGCCGCATATATTTCCTTAGCAGTTTCGGTATTAGGTAAAGTTGCCACCATTCTAATACCTGTATTCTCTTTTATTAATTTCATTGTCTTTGGTGTCCTTGCCAGTGGCACTTTTGACAAATCATGATTATATAATAACCTTGTATCATCAAGTACAGTATTGGTTAATGCTTCACGCTTGATAATCTCGGTATATGATCCAAACACATCATTTATTTTAGTTGGTGTATCAAACACTATGGGTATACCTTCTAAGGTTAATTCATCTGATGATGTTCTTATTTCTGCTGTTCTAATCTCCTTCATTTTCTTTTACTCCTTTACCTTTCATTTGGTACTGGTCTACTATATCCGTTGATACAACATTTAAGGTCTGAACCCTTCTGTCTCCGTTCTCAACTGCCGGTAAATTTAATATTTCTAATGCTTGATTTACAGTAAATAAGCCTAATGGCATTAATTCTTTTAATATATTAGTCTTTGTGGTATTACTTGCAAATTGTAGTCTATTAGCTTCTAATAATATAGAATTACCAAATGCCTGTTCTCTAGGCGTAAATATCTTATCTGTTAATTCTAATGAGAATTGGACTGCTAAAGGTTCAATTACACTTTCATAAAAGGCTGCCCATTCGTCCTCATTGTATGTACTGTTTACAATACTTTCTGATATTCCCAGGTAATCATATATTTTTTCTTTTACTGCTTTTAATTGCTTATCATCTATATTTACTGAATTCAATTCTAAAGGAATATATTCGGCTTTACTGTCTACTGCTGCAATTCCTCCATTATTGCTTACACTTAAATAATCTTTTATAAAAGCTTCTTTTTCTTGTTTTAACTTATCCGGGCTTAATACTTGATTATATTTTAAAATACCTCTTATTGTTGCTCCTGCTTTTATAGCACTTTGAAGCCCTTCACTTTGGGTATGTGCTAATTCTAAAGTCGGCATTATTGCGGTGTTGGTATCTCCTAACAAATCATTTGAATTATAAAATCTTCTTACGGTGAATACTTCTGTATATTGTAATGTAAAATCCTTACCTCCCATAAAATAAAATTTACAATATAATTCACCTGTTAAGTCTGTCATATATTCCATTTGTAAAGGTCTTAACGGATATATCCCTATTAAATTTCCCTTATCATCCTTTTGCAAATAAGCAAATGCATTATTATATAAATAATAATGAGTTACTAATTTATAAATCATGTCATAAGCTGTCATATAGGGATTTGGTCTTACTTGTAATATTCTATTTAATTGGCTATCGCCGTCTTTTCTTTGTCCTTGCATTGTTACCACATGAACAGGCTTAAGCTTTGCGGCATTTCTTGCTATTGCGTCAACTGCTGCTCTGTATATATCACTTTCGTATGCCTCACCACTAAAAGGTGTAAATATTGCAGGACTTCCATTCATTATTTCCGCTCGTTCAACCTCTTTTGTGGGATTTTCATTTTTTTTAAATATTTTACTTAATATCCCTGGCATATAATCCTCCTTGTAAAATAAAAAAGCACGAGAACAACTAAAGTGGCTTTCCACTTGAGTTAAATTCCCGTGCCTTATTTCTAAGACTTACACCTTATGGTGTGGTACTTAAATATTTAATTCTATATTATTAATTATACCATAAAAACTATACATTGAGGTGGTTACTATATATTATTATGCGATACCTACAGTTATTTATATTCCCCATTCATCTTTTAACTTATTTAAAAATTTCATACCTTCCCCATTATCTTTTTTAATATCTGGGTGAAGTTTCATAGCTGCAGCTTTATATATTGTTTTTAAATATAACTTCTCGTTATCTGTGTAGGTACTTGTATTAGTTTTAAAGTAACTACCAAAATCATAATTATTGTAGTTACTTTTAAAATTTTCATAATAACCACGTTCATACTCTTGCTTATTTTTATACTGTGCTTTTATATTATTAAGCATTTCCTCATTTCTTAAAGTACCAAATACATCATAACAATAGTCATAAGTATTTTCTCCATAAATTTTTTCAAAATCATCTTTATCCCTTATATACTTTTGAATTGTTTCAGTATGCTTTTTATCAGTTTTATATTCTTCTGTCTTTTGAAACTCTTTATTTATTTCTTCTATTAAAGAATCTAACTTTTTATATACTATATCCCATAATTCTTCTTCTGTTATATTCATTTCTTGTAACTTTTCTTTTAAATTACTTTGAGTTATATAATCCCCTATCCATGTGCCAGTATCAATTATATTGTAATATCCCATTGTTCCTATAACCCACTGTTTCTTTTTGACTTTCCCATTTTCCCTATAACTCTTATGCATACTTATTTTATAAGCTTTTCTAATAGGTCTTTCAAACCTTCCACCTGTGTATTGATATGAGTATTTTGTTTTAGATTCTCCATTGATAGTCCATGTTATAGAATCTACTTCTAATTTTTTATAAGCTCCATATTCATTATATTTTTTATTTTCTATTTCTTGAATTACACAATACATATATTCACCTTATTTCTAAGTGTTTTTACTATTAATACTAATAATAATGTAGTTACCATAATTTTTACTACAGTAACCACATTTTTATATTGCTACTTGATTTTTTCACTCTAAAGTATTAAACTAAAATTGCGGATTATAGTTTGTTCCTCTGGAATGAACTTTATTTTTTTGTTCTAGGTCTATGTAGATTCTTCTATGTTGGCCTTCTTTTTTATATTCTTTACTAACCTTCAATATATTAAAGCTTGTATTAAGTTCCTGCAATAACTTTTCTTTATCCCCTTCTTTTGAATACATAGCTTTTATCTTTATCATTTACACACTCCTTTCCTAAATTGCTAAGCACTTCTATTAAAACATCTTTAAGGTCACTAATAGATATATTCTTAGTTTCTTTTATAATTTTACTTTTAATTGTCATTATTATTTCCTCCTAAATAAACATGATTGTTTGTCCTAATTCATCTAAATAGTTTAAATCTGTTAACCCCTTTATAACTCCTTGCTTAAACATATATTTTTTTTCTATTGTTAATACTAAGACTAATGCTTGGGTAAGTTTCTCTACTGAATTATGGTATTCTTTGGGTAAAGTCTTATATAAATTGGTTTCTAGTTCAATATATTTTTCATTAAGTTCTAAATAATCTTCAAATTTTTCCAAATCAGTTACGTCCTCCTCCAAACGATAAAATTCACTTTCTATAGTTTTATTGACAATACTCTTTAATACTTTGTACATTATTTTTCCTCCTCCAATAAGTTTAATTTTATTTTACCTTCTAATATTTTTCCTATTTTTATTCTTAAAGGCATTGGAGCATTTTTATATTTTGCCCCAACTTTTTTTATTGTGGCTTGTAAATCTTCTTTCATACACTCCCCCGTTTTATTTTTAATATGGCCAATTTAAATATCCTAAGTTAGATAAGTATTTTAAATACGCTGTTCCACATTCTCCCGTATGCCTATTTTTTAAAACTATAGCCTCAAAACATTCGGGATTAAAATCTGCATTGGGCTTATTATAGTCTAACTCTCCTTTGTCCCGTAATTCTCTCCTTTTAACTGGATTATTAAAATCTAAATTTCTATAAAGTGCTATTATATAATCACTATTTTGCTCTATTGATGATGAATCTTTAATATCTTTTACATTAGGTCTTTTATCTTGTTGACTATCTACCGCCCTATTGGATTGAGTTATCAAGAATATAATAGCCCCCGTTTTTAATGCTACTTGCTTAAGTTCTGCTGTAATCTCATTGTATAAAACATCTGTGCTATTTGTTCTTATATCACTTTTTACTATGTTTAAATAATCTATAAAAAATATTTTTATATTTTTCTTTCTTACATAGTAATTTATTAAATTAACAATTTTAGTAATATTTCTTTCCTGGGAAAAGTTAATATCTAGTGAAGATATTTTATTACTTGCCACTGATAAGTCTTTGATTACTTCACTACTATGTTTTGTAATAGATATAAATTTATCTACGTTTAATTTAGCTTGTGATAAAACCATTTTTAAATATATTTGTTGTGGTGGCATTTCTAAAGAAAAATATGTTACTGATTCATGATTCAGTGATAATTTTTTGATTAATTCTATTGAAAAAGTAGTTTTTCCAATTCCACTCCTAGCCAATAGTGTTACTAAACTTCCTGGTACTATTCCTTTTAGTATTTTGTCTAAGTCCTTATATCCTGTTAATAATCCCATTGATTTAGGCTTATCTAGTTCCATTCTTTCAGTTACTTCATCTAGCAACCATTCTTGTAAAGCAATAGTATTTACATCTTCTGTTTTTTTATCTTCAATTATTTTACTAAGTTCATTTATAACTCCATCTGTATCTAGTACCTTATCCAATATACTAAATTCACACATTTTTCTTTTAAATTCATTAGACCTATATCCTTCAACTAATCTCTCAATATGTTCATTCAAAGTTCCCATAGCTAAAGAGTTAGAATATATTTCTGATACATGGAATATATCTCCGTCTTTTCTTATTCCTAAACTATCCATTTTTTGAAGAACTAAAGTTAAATCTATATTTTCCTGGTCATGCTCCATAATCTCTATAGCTTTAAACAACCTTCTATTTAAATCTGTACTAAAATACTCTGCCTTTAAATTATTAATAGCTTCAATTCTATTATCTTTGTCTTTGAGCATGAGGCTAAGTATCTCAACCTCATTTGCTCTAGTGTCAGTTAAATTAATCAAATTCTATTCCTCCTTTTAAATGTTCTAGTGTTGCATATGCTTCTTGAGTTCTTTTATCTCTATTATCTATTTGTGCATTTAAAATATCTGCCATAACTGGCGGATAACTATTAGTTTCAAGTACCTTATCTATCCTTTTGGTAAATTCATCATCATCTATATATTTCATGTGCTTATACCACTTAATTGCTTTTTCTTTAGACATTTTAAATCCTCTACACTCGAATTCCATTGTTAATTCCTCTATACCCTTATTAAAAGTTTCTTTACTTAACATTAATTACAACCTCCAATCTTCTAAGTTTTTTCTGTCTAAGCCTGGTTTAACTTCATCTTTAGACTTTGATTTATTACACCATGTATTTAACACCCTGTAATGGTCTTTGTATTTATTTCCTTTACCATTAGCAATATAATTATCTAAGTTAATTATGTTTTTATGAACTATTTCTTCATTAAATTTTTTAACTAACTTATCATACTGTTCCTGTGTTATTTTTACTCTATCAATAACATCATCAATAAATTTTAAGTCTATATAATTTTTAGTATTTGTTTTAATATTTGTATTAGTATTTGTTGTAGTGTAATTTTCCACTTGGTCATGGTGTAATTCTCCACTAGGTGGTAGTGTATTTTTACACTTAGTGTAATTTTCCACTTGGTGTGATTCTCCTCTTGGTTCAACATTACACTTAGTAATAAAATACTTAACACCAATTCCCTTTAAAGTTTTTTTAGTTAAATATTTCTTTTGCATTAAAGATTCAATTGTTTTTATTAAAGTTCTATTATCTTTTAATTTACTTCTTACTTTTAATTGCTTATAACTAGGATAAGCATATCCTTTTTCTTTGTTGTAATAACTAATTAATGCTATTAATACACTCTGCTCCTGTATGTTTAAATCATTGTTATCAAGGATATTTTCATTGTCTACTATTGTAAATCCTGGCATTATACCACCTACTTAAAAGCACTTTTAAACTTATATAAACCTGTCCAACTTGGTAATACATTTAATTGATTACATATATCTAAATACTTCTTAAATAGCTTTATGCTCATAATTTCACCTCAATCTTAAATTTTTATTTTATTAAACATTGCTTATTTGCCCATTCCTGTAACAATTCACGATTAACAAAATATTTACAACCCATTTTAAAAGCCGGGAAGTCTCTCCTTTTTAATAAATCCTCATACATTCTATTTCTTCCTACTCCTAAAAATTTCATAGCCTCTGTAGGATCTATCAATATAGTCTTTCTTTCTTCCATAACCTTATCCCCCTTTTATATTTATCTTCTTCTCTTAAATAAAATTATCTAATCATTTAAAAACAATTCTTGCACTGTAGAACCTAACACTTTTGCTATTTCTTTTGCTAGACCTATTTTTATACATTCATAGTTTCCTTTTTCAATTTTTACAAGAGTTGTTTTTGAAATTTTTAACATTTTACATAACTTTTCTTGTGTTAATCCTTTTTTTATCCTAGCTATTTTTACTTCCATATAATATCACCTCATTTTGTTAATTTTAGATATTATTTTAAATAATTTCATTCCAAAACGTACAACATATTGAACAATGTCTTACTTATACTGTACAATATTTTTTTATTTATTGCAATACTTTTTTTATTATTATTTGATTTTTTGTCCAACTAATTGTACAATTAATACGGAGGTGATGCTATATGATTAAATGTAATTTGTCAATTCTATTAGCTGAAAGAAATTTAAAAATAACTAAGGTATCCAACGATACAGGAATATCTCGTACAACTTTAACGTCCCTTGCTAATAATTACAGTCAAGGAATCCAATTTGATACAATAAACACTTTATGTAATTACTTAAAAATAGGGCCTGAGCAGTTAATTTCTTATATTCCAGTAGATATTAGGATAGATACCGTTCATCTTAACGACGATATATTAGACATTAATTTAATCATATTTAAAAATAATCGACATTATAGATGTACTTTAACAGGAACTTGTTATTTAGATTTTTTAGATGGTAAATTAGATTTTTTAGAAATTCGTGTAAAATTGCGTAATGAAGAAGATGACGAAACTATAAAAGAAGAAAATTTAATAATTACTAGTGCGTTTAAATTACTTTCTGTTACTTTTTTAAAAGATATTGAAAAAGAGATTTTTAATAAAATACTTTCAAAATTTGATGATGAAAATATAATGGATCCTCTAAGTTATTCTTTTGATTTTGATAATAGATTAATTCCAAATTATTAAAATTTGCTTATAAAGGTAAAACAATTAAATTAGATAATTCTTAATATCAAAAATATCCTTTTTAAAACAAGTACTTAAAAGAAGGTGAATAAATGGCTAAAACTATATATAAGAAAAAAATTAAAAACGGTAAAGAATATTATTTTTATAGATTAAGACATAAAAATCTTTCAAAACCTAAAGATATATATGGTTCTACTGTTAAGGAACTTGATGGTAAAATAAAATCCATGGTTAATGAGCTTGACCATGGAATAACTAATAACAAAGACTTTTTTGAAACTTTTTTATGTAATTGGCTCTTTGATGTTCATTGCATAAATGTAAAACCCTCTACTAAAGAAAGATATGAAGGTATTTACAGAAATTATGTTAAAGATAGTCCACTATCAACCATCAAAATTAAAGACTTAACCTCTAAAGACATACAAGACTATTACAATAGTCTAATTAAAAAAGGCAAATCGGTGAATTCAATAAAAAACCTTAACAAAATAATAGCGCCTTGTATTAGATATGCTTTTGATAATAATATAATTATTAAAGATTTTTCAAGGTCTATTGTGTTACCTAGAGAGAAGGAAGAAGAAAAGTTAGCTAAAGTTAAGAAAGTGCAACCGTTTACTTTAGAAGAGCAAAAGAAATTTGTTAAGGCTATAGATGGTCATGATTTGGAAATGTTATTCCTTACTGCTCTTAACACCGGATTAAGACAAGGAGAACTCCTAGCACTTACATGGAAAGATATAGACTTTAAGAATAATACAATTAGAGTTAATAAAACAGTTAAATATATTAGTGATGTTTCCAAAGAAGGGCGTGGGGCTTGCCGCATGACAAAGCAAACTCCAAAGAGTGAATCAAGTAAAAGAACCTTGTCTATACCAGTACCTTTGACGAAGAGATTAAAACAGTATCAACTACAACAGAAGGAATTAAAACTAAAGATGGGTAATTTATATGAAAATAACACACTTATTTTTTGTAATGAATTTGGTAGGTATTTAGATAGTAGCAATGTTCGTAAAAGATATAAAAGAATACTTAAAGATAATAAGCTAAAAGATAGGAAATTTCATGATTTAAGGCATACTTATGCCACTAGATTATTTGAATTAGGAGAAAACCCGAAAACGGTGCAAACCTTGTTAGGACATAGTAATATTTCTATCACTTTAGATACTTATACCCATGTGTTAGAAAGTATGAAGAAGAAAGCAGTATCAAAATTGAATGATTTATATATATCTATGGGGGCAAAATAG